TTTCAACTTGATAGAATAGCAGTATGATAGAGGCATTGATAGTATTAGGCTGCTTGTATGCAAGTTATAGGCTTTTCAGAAAGCCGGGCGAGAAGTTCTTTTACGATGATTAATCACACGATTATATCACGCACGACAGCCCTATTGACGGATTGAACGGCAACCGATAGCGAGAATCGGGTAGGGTACTATTGATTGGTTCTTTGACAAGTCTGTGAAAGCAATTACGGTGTAATTCATAAGCCGTTTTTGCCAACCAAAGATAACGAACGCACATAAGCAAGTTGGGGCTTGCGAGCTGTGCAATGTTTAACAATTAATAGATGTGTAACCATAGTCTTTGAGGTGTAAGTAATGACGGATTAGGCGACCGACACGCACATCGACACATATAAGCCCGTCCAGTCTATGATACTGGGTGCAATCCGTTGGAGGTATGGCGGGCACTAAATTTAAAATAATATGGCGTATGGAAACTAAAATATGGGCAAGAGAAATTCCGATGTTTTTTCAAGATATTGTTGAGGCTTTTATTGAAAAACATTTCAAAGTTGGTGATGAAGTAAAAGTCTTGTATAAAGGAGATACTTCAAAAAAAGGTATTATAGAGAGGATTGAAAATTGGGGAATTGTTGTAGGTGGTTGTTATTTGAATTGGCATATAATTGACAGAATTTCACCGACAAGCATTACAGATGAGGAAATTATAATATATAGAAAAGCAATAAATAAGATTTGTCGGGGTATGAGTAATTTTTCTGATGAAGATATTGAAAGGGCATATAAAATCGCTTTATATGAAGATAACCTATCGAAAATTTGCGATAAGCTGTCACCAATATTGAATGATGGGATTTCGCTAAAGGAGCAAGTTGAAGAGTTTCTAATAAGAAACAAATAAGGAGGAATATCTGTCTTTAGCATGGCGAGTATGACCGGTAGGTACAAACTTTAAATATAATTATGAATGTTTTTATTAGGCTGTTAATAGCCGTGTTTATCTGTTTATCATCTCTCTCATTTGCTATGTTTACTCCGTTCTTTTTAGTATTATGGATATTGTCAGGGAAAGATTGGATTGGTGCTTACACGGATTGCATTTTTAGCATTTGGGATAGAATGGAAAAATTAACGCATAATAAAATAGAGAAGAAAGATGATTAAAAGAATACTTCAGTATTTCAGAAAGAGAAAAGAACAGAAGTTACGCAAAGAGCTTCTTCTGAAAGTTGGCACACACTCAACTACCCAAGCCGTTCAAGCCTGGGTAGAGTTCATTCTTGACGGTAAGACCTCTAAAGAGCTTCTTCTATCAGCTGGCGAAGATGAGAGAGTGAAAAATTGGATTGGATTATTAGGCATCCAGTCTCGACAGTCCAATGCTCCCTCTGATAAGGGGTAGCGACAAATATTTCACATCCTTGTTCATCGCCAAATGATTTAGACTTGACAGCAGCGATGTGATTGACATTAATCAGTACAGATTCCCCGTCTTGGGGAATTTCAATAAACTGTTTCATACTTCTTAATTTTTAGATTTGACACCTCAAAGTTAAGAAAATCCCCTGATTATAACGTGATGTTGCCAATCGAATTGGTTCAGGGGAACAAGGCTGCAGCAAAGGTCAGTGCTACTACCGTACTAAAAGCCACGGGCAAAGCGAAGTGCGCACCGCTTTACCTCATCCTTGTACGGGCGGTAAAATTTAAAATCACACGATTATGGGAAAAAGTATGTATAAATCACGTATGCCATATATAGGTATGCCGGTTAAGTGTAAACATCCCGGATGGGAAAGCAAGATTGGAGCGATTTGCGCCATCAATGGGGATAAAGTAATGGTAGAGTTCGGAAAGCACGATTTTGTAGAATTCTATAGTGATGAACTGGTTGCAATGACGATGTTATGAAGATAATTATGTTCTCTTTTTCATTGCTTGTACTGCTGTGCATGACAATGATGTTATGCAATTCCATAATAAAGGATGGTCCTCTGTACATGACGGGGATTGTATTGACATCCACAATGTTTATCTTGTCTGTTATACTCGCAGTGATAACCGGTATGGAGTTGCGTAAAAAGTGTTAGTATGGACTGTTTTGTCGTGTTTTATTTTGTGTTTGTACTGGGTGTGCTGTTTGTGAAAATAGCGCACCTTTCTTATTGGGGCGTTCGGTGTAATGGCTAACACACCTCATTTGAGGAGACTGGCGGTTCGAGTCCGTCAACGCCCACCAATCATTCTAATATAACATTTATGGAAAAAGTAGAAAGTAAAGAGAAAATGAGAAACATGAAGAGAGGAGCCACGATAGAGCTGCCTATATCTTCACTTGAGACAATCCGCAACAACGTATCACTTCTAAATGCCAAGCATCTTCTTGAGGGTAAAAAATGGACTTCAAAGTCTTATCCGAGAAAAGGTATTGTCGTTGTAAAAAGGGAGTCATAGTCATCTAACTCACACGATTATGGAACGGGTATTCACAGAACTCACCCCTGAATGCGAGATTACAGCACGGATGTATGCACAAGGGTATGAGAAAAAGGAAATCGCCAATTTCAAATGCCGGGCGGTTAGCACGATTAATAACCAATTGCAAAAGGCTTTTGAAATATTGCATGTACGGAATGGGAGAGAACTTGCAACAATGCTTTATGAACGGATAGCCGGTGTGAGGCTCACAATGGATTTTTCGCCTATAGTCCGTGTGTCCGTCGCATGTTGCTTACTGTGTATATTTTCTCTGTCGCTTTGCCACGAACAAGGTGATATGAGGAGGTTACGAAGATTTAGAATTGAACATATAGAAAGGGTGAGAGAATGAACATGGAGGATATTTTAAATAGTGGTGCCAATGTTACTTTGACTATAAAGTCCACTGATTTGAAAGAGTTCGCAGAACATCTTGTAAAAAAGACAGTGAGAGGTATCAGGGACTCTTTCATCAGACCGGAAGAGGACTACTTGACCATTAAAGAGGCAAGTCAGATTCTACATACCGATAAGTCAACCTTATGGAGATGGCATAAAATTGGATATTTGTGCAGGTTGGAAATAGGAGGTAAGAGATTGTACCGAAAAAGTGATGTAGATGCTATTCTACAGAAAGAGAATAATTAACCCCTTAAATTTTACGATTATGAGTCTTATCAAAAAATCAAATGAATTAGTAATCCCTACCACAGTGAAAATGATGATTTACGGCCAGGCTGGTATGGGAAAATCAACAGTGGCATTGAGCGCACCGAAACCTTTGTTATTGGATTTCGATAATGGCGTTAAGCGTATGAATATGGCGCATTTGGAAAACATAGATACCGTACAGGTCACTTCATGGAGTGATGTTCAACAGGTCTTGCAGGAGGATTTGTCTGCTTATCAGACCATTGTAGTTGATACCATTGGCAAGATGATGGATTTCATCATTACTTATAAATGTGGCAGCCGCCAACCGTCTATCAGGGATTGGAGCGGTATCAATGCAGAGTTTTCATGGATGACACGAACACTTTCGGGGCTTAACAAGCACATCATTTTTGTTGCCCATCGCGACACACGGAAAGAAGGTGATGATACGGTGTTTATCCCTGCCTTGCGTGAAAAGTCCTACAACTCCATCGTTACCGAACTGGATTTGCTTGGTTATCTTGAAATGAAAAGCGAAAGAGGCGTTCAAAGACGCACTATAACTTTTGACCCGACTTCAAGAAATGACGGAAAGAATACCTGCAATCTTCCTTCAGTAATGGAGGTTCCTACCATTCTTGACAAGAACGGTAATCCAACTGCCAAGAACGACTTTGTCGCCTCGAAGATTATCAACTCTTACCTTGGGATGCTTGCCGCCAAAAAAGAAGCACAGGAGAAATACGATAAGGTGATGGAGGAAATCAAAGAGCAGGTTGAACTGGTGACAGACGCAGAATCCATCAATGACTTGTTATCAAGGCTTGGTGAATTTCAACATATAGGTAGTTCGATGGTTGCGGCAAAAGTGCTTATTAATAATAAAGCAAAAGCATTAGGGCTTGTTCCCAATAAAGAGACAAAGACTTATGAAAAACCAGCAGCTTAATTACTGTATATATGCAACATTATTGGATGCCTATTGGGGATATCTGAATAGTGATGTAATTTGGGAAAAGTATTGGGGATGGAGCGAAAATCCTTCCCATACTCCCGAAGAATTTCACGAATTGCAGTTCCAAGAACTGATAGACCGGATCAACCGCAAGCCGTTCGATAGTGAAGCTGCCGACCGTGGCACAGCTTTCAATGAAATCATTGATTGTATGATTGAGAACCGTAAATCTTCCATAATGGAAATGAGCAGGGCATATCATGATGACGGAACACTTTACGGGATAAAAGCCGTTTACAACAATCGCACTTTCACTTTTCACATTGACCTTTGCCGCGAGTTTGCCAATTATTACAAAGGAGCATTGACCCAACAACGGGTAGAAGCAATCTTGCCTACCGCATACGGCAATGTTTTGGTTTATGGGGTAATTGACGAACTGATGCCGGCCAGCGTCCACGACATCAAAACAACCGGAAGTTATACCGTAGGGAAATTCAAAGACCACCATCAACATTTGGTTTATCCTTACGCTTTGATGAAGAACGGTTCGGATGTACGGACATTTGAGTACAACATTGTAGAGTTCAATAAAGGCGGTTTTGTGGTAGATACCTATACAGAAACATACGTTTTCAATCCAGAACGTGATATTCCTATTCTCACTAATCATTGTGAGGAATTTATCCGGTTTTTGGAAGAAAACAGAGAACTTATAACCGATAAAAAGATTTTTGGAGGAGA